CAACACCATTACGTATCTCTAATGAGACTACTTTACCGAATATATGCCAACATCCCATCATTCATCCTCCTTCCAAGCCAGTATAGGCAGAGCCACTAGTATGCCACTTACCCAAACTAAAATAATATAATCGAATAGACTTTGTACTGTGAACTTAACAGTAAAGAATAAACCTATTACGACTAATACCCATAATCCAAAACCAATAAACTTAGTCATGTTTTTCCATCTCCCAATATCTGCAATGAAAGAAATCCCCATAAGATTTTATCTTCTCACGAGGATATCCCTTCTCTACCATCCAATCTTCTTGCTGTTCCCAAGTCCAATCGTTATATCCTTTCGGACACTCTCTTGGGAACCCATGTCTATGACCTTCAGGTGGGTCAACTATTAATACCATACCTTCTGGTGGATCACCTTCTAATATACTCATCGTAGTTCCCCTTCGCCAAACATATCATCAAGCTTAAGCTCTTTGATTTCATCAAAACTCCTACGCATATAGATTAAGTTGAAGCATAGGTCAAGTTGGTCTTGCCAATCACGAGGATGTTTATCTCTCCACGTAGCCCTTACAGTATCCAACATCTTATCAACAGACACACCATCAAGAATCTTCTCAGCAGTCTTAGGGCCAATACCTCTAAGCCCCTTAATGTTATCTGAGGAATCTCCTGTCAGCAATTGCTTGCAGAAAAGGTAGTGTCCTTGGTCAGGTTCAATCTGATATAAGAGATTCTTGTTGAAGTTGTAGTGCCACCCAGGTACCATGTCAATATCCTTATCAATGTGAGCTATGACCCAGGAATCCCCAGCTTCTTCTGCTTCAGTAGCCCAGATAGATACTATGTCATCTGCTTCACATCCATCAGAGGGTACGCAATCGGTATCCCAACAGTACTGGTATAGGTTATCAAGCCTTTCCTTAATCTTAGGATCTACCTTAGAGTTCTTTCGATTACCTTTGTAATCTTCAGCTAAGTCATGCCGAAAGTTTCCTTTACCTTTAACAGAGACGTACCCTTTAGCACTGTTGGTGTCCCTCATCACAGCTTTCAATGCTAGATCGAAAGTACTCTGAGCCTGAGCATCAGTAGATACTGTAGCTGCAATGCGGTATAACATAGAGTCAGCATCAATAAAACATTTATCGAAGTCAACCCCTTCTTCTTTTCCTACATTAGTGAACGTCAGCATAGCTATCTCCTATTGATCCGTCACCATCCATACACATAACACCTACAGATTTAGGTGCCTCTCGGAAAGCCTCAATACAAATCTCCATTACGGCATCTGCATCAGACTCTTTTGCTACAAACACTGTCTCATCATGGTAGAATAAGGTAGGGTAAGCCTCAAGGTTTTTCTCCTTGATCTTCTTGTAAGCGTAAACTAGTGCGGCTTTACAAGTAATACCCTCCAATGTTTGAAGTAGGTAGTTCAGTGTTTGATGTTCTGAACCTATCATGATACGTCTACCGTCAGCTCCAGCCACGAAGCCGTGACCTGTCTGCATCTGAGACCTACGGAATTCATCCTCAAGTGAATCCTTGAGAACCTTAAGACCTGGGAGTGCATCCTTAAACTTCTGGTCAGCTTCCTTACCAATCTTAGGAGACTTCTTACCAGAGATTACTTCCCCCAGCTTCCCTAAGCCAGCCCCGAATAGGTAGGCGTAGATGAAGTTCTTAGCCTTAGGCCTACTGATCCCTAAGATGTCAGCATTACGCTGATGAACATCCCCGTTGATTACCTCATTGGTAAACTCAGGGTCATTGATGTAGTGGCATAGTCCTCTGAACTGATTACCAGCAGAGTCAGCACCTACTACCTTGTACCCTTCTTCGCAGGTTAAGAGACTGCGTAGTTCCTTGCCGTAGTCCGCATGAACCCCTGGTATATTAACGATTGTCCTGTGTCTACACCTGAACGATGGAGTACCAATTGTAAACATAGAGCCATGAAGACGACCATCATTAAACTTCTCCTCATCTTTAACTTCCTCTACCCAACCCTCGACTGTTCCCAGTCTGTTACGTAGCATGTAGTAATCACTGATTAGTTTACCTAACTTACCCAAAGGTTTTAACGAAGTGTCTGTCAGCTTAGGGCTTTGTTTAATCCACTTACCATTGATCTTCTTGACAGTCCAGTCATCAGGCTTCCACCCTCTGTCCATTAAGAACTTCTTGACCTCTGCCATCTGACCAATGTTAACATCTACAAGTTCAATCCTAGTGTATGGGCCTTTGATAGGACCATCGGAAGCTTTACAGTCTTCCTCTAGTTGGAACCAATCGATGACTCTCTTGTAGTATGAACCATCCTTCTTAGTTATCTGGTCCACTTCCTTGTTCCCACGCATCACTGCAACCTTACCTAGTTGAGGGTTGATCTCATCTTCAATGTGCTCCATCTCTTCTAAGATATGCGTATACAAAGACTCAGCCTTATCCATATTAAAGACCCAACCCTTCTGGGTTATCTCTGTATTGATAAGAGCGAAGTCATGTTCCAACTTTAAAGCGTTAAGGAAGTTAGGGTTCTTCTTAATAAGAACAGATGCTTCTTTGGAAAGACGTTCGTATACCTTGGCGTTTAAGTTAACATCTCGGATACAATACTTCAACATCTCTTTACTGTAGCAAGACCAATCCTCATGATCACCTTTAGGGTACTTAAAGAAATCACCCCAACCTTTCAACCCATGCAGATGTCCTCGTTGATACCTGCACAACTGAGACATTAGAAAGGTATCCCAGATCTTTGTGCTATCACTCGGTACCCAACCTGTTAGGTTCTTCAGTACTGGTAAGTCAAAGGCTATGATGTTGTGCCCAGTAATCAAGGCAGCTTCAGTCAGTCTATTCAACCCTTCAGCTAGTGAGGGAAGATCATCATCGAAGTCAGAGTAAGAGTGAACCTCACCTGACTGGGTATCCTCCATGACAAGACACCATATCTCATCAGGAAATAGCCCATTAGTTTCTATATCGAATACGTATTTGCTCATTATAGTTTCCTTTAGGAACAGTTTCAGGACTCTGTTCAGGTCTGTTAATAAAAGTATACTTACATTTATATCAGAATATTGTACATATAGTTTCATATCTGTCAAGATGTAAAGTATTTTAGTCCTCTTGGTATTGCATTAAGTGTACTTAAGGGTACACAATGGTTACATATAGTTAGACTTTGCGTATACTTAAAGCCCTGCTTTATGGAACATCCTTACCATTGCAGCACAAGTGTCAGACCTAACGATGTCGTCAAGTCCAAACTGTATAACGTATGCATTGCTTGGCATTTCTTTTTGAATAAGGTCAAGGAAGATTCGTATCCCTGTCCCTGCCTTGAGGTCTGTTTGTGCAGGGTCACCCATAAGGCACAGCACAGATCCTTCACCAACTCTAGTCGTGATAGCTTTTATCTCTTCGATTGTCAGCTGTTGACACTCATCAATCAGTATAAAAGAATTATCAAATGAACGACCTCGAATTGACTCAAGGGCTACAGGTACTATCTTTCCTCTCTTAACACACAGATCATAGTAAGATCCTCCTAACGTCTTACGTATCACGTCAGTCATTGGCATTAGCCAAGGTTCAAGTTTCTCTTCAAGACCACCTTTGATTGCACCAAGTGATCGTCCTGTAGGTACGTTAGCTCTAGCTAATACAATCTTATCTATCCTGTTCTTAACTAACCACAGAGCTGCCTTCACACAGCAGGTGTATGTCTTACCTGTACCTGCCGCACCAAGAACAACTAACAGATCCTTGTAGTCCAATGCCCTGAATAGTTCAGCTTGCTTGGCAGTCTTAGGTGCATAGTTAATATGAGATTGATGTGTATCTTTGTATTGCTTTTGCTTTCTATCCTTGTTCTTTCCCAAGTTAGACCCTTATATTTAGTAAGTTATTTCACAAGCACCGCCTGCACATGCAGCTTCGGCACTCAAGTCAGTCTTATCTTCCACTTCTTGCACGAGAGTTAGGTCAATACCCGAGAGGGCACCTTCCATTACTCGATACCTTTCTTCTGTTATATCCTCGAAGGGTGCTTGCACATAAGTACCACCATCATACGGTAGTACAGAGATGCCATTGAAGTGGTAACGATTCTTCCACATCCATTCACCCACAAGCTCCCACTCGTCTTCCTTAACGGAGATAGTGCAGGATACATTGTGACTATTCTGGCCTTCTCTATGCCCAGCTTCTACCCATTCTATATTATACTTACTTACCCTGTCAAGTAAATCGATTGGGCTTTCGTTACGTAGTATAGATCCTTCAGGTGCAGCTTGAGGTATCTCTATGACAGCTTGTTCTTCAGGTTTGAAATACTCATCCTCCACCAACTCTGGATGGTGTCGAGAGAAGTATCCATATAAGGCCTCGTTCTTTCCAATACGTTGGCGACGAATGTAATAGTCGTTATGCCAAGCATGAATACCGCTACTGCTCCCCAACACGCAAGAACTAGTACCGCTTGGCTTGACAGTAGTACAACGTGCGGCACAGTTAATGCCCAATAGTTTAGCGACTCTTTCATTTTCTTTCTTTACCTCCTCGGCAGCTTCTGTTAAATCATATTGAAGTACAGTACCTGAACCAATACCTGTCTGACCTACACCGATAAGAGCCTCACGTTCACAAGTCTCTTGCCATTCAGGTCTTAGGTAATGGAAGTCAGTATACCCTGCTTGAAGTGTACCAATTAAGGCTGCAGCTTTTGATCTTTCATTGAGATCCTTTTGGGATTCTATGTTAGATACATTAACTTCAGTTAGGTTACACATCTGATAAGGCCGTAGCCCAATCTCACAGCAAGGGTTAGTACCCCAGTCTTTATCATTAGTTAAGTAGATCCCTGGTTCACCTGAGCCTGAGAGTCTTACTCGTTCCCATAGTTTATCGAAGGCTTCCTTCGTAATCTTATGGCGTAGCAGAGTTGCAGAGTTGTTAGCCCTTGCTCTTTGAGGGTTATCCTCCCACCAGTTACCTGACTTAGACCCAAGCATGGCTGAGTCATCCATTGAGAACAATGAAATCATAGCAGCCCTACGAATACCACCAGTAAGTACAGCGTCAGCAATGAAGCACATCATATCATGCACCTCTAGTGTGGTTAGCTGTCTGCCTACTGCTTGGTCAAAGATAGATCTTAGATTGTGAATACAATCCTTAAGGGGCTGTGGGCCTGGGGCTTTACCACCAGTAGTGATGAGCAATGCACCCTTAGGTCTGATGTCTCGGAAGTCAAACTCAACTTCCATCATGTTATAGAAGTAGGATTCACAGAGAACCTTAACTGCATCCGCCCAACCTTCAATGTTATCTGAGACTAAGAACCTACGCTTACGTTTCTTATGCCCCACAACTTCAGGTAATTTACGTACATGGTGACGTTGAACAGAGTAACCTACACCTGTCCCACCCAGCAATAAGAACATAGACTCAGCGAATGCTTCTACAGATTCTACTGGAAGGTAAGCACAGTTATAGATACGATTAGGTGCTAGCTCAATAGGTGCTCCACCAAACTGCAGGGCTCTCATGGAAGGCAGACACTTCTTATCGTATACAAACTTGTAAGCTTTCTCTATCTCCCTCTTAAGCTTAGGGTACTTACGTTGGTGCATCTCTTTGTTTCTTGTAACAAGTTCTTCCCAAGTTTCCCTGCGCTCTAGCTCTGGTACAAACTTAGCGTACTTACTAAAGACAGTTATGTCGGATAAGATTTTATTAGACGTGTTCATACTCTACCTTTCTTTAAATATGTTTTGATTCTATCCAGTGTACCGAAGTCATCCTTCAGTCCACCAAGGGTTCGATTACAAGAGTGGCATATCCACCCTCTAAATAGTCCTGTTAGATGGTCGTGATCAAGAGTCCAAGGGGATTTGTTTACACCCCCACATCCCTTAGCTTCCTCTGCATTACGCAGACAGATGGGACATTGGTGATCTTCTAGTGGAGGATCGAGAGCTTCTCGTAATTTCTTACGTACCTTAGCTAAAGAATTCTCACAGAGCTTACATGTTGTACGCCTATAGTTACCACCACTACAGATACCAAAGGCACATGACTCTTTCTTTACTCCACATTTTGTACAGGTTTTATATTCCATGTTATCTCCTAACTTGTATGGATAATTTCAGCATCATCTTTAGATACGAAGTTAATATATCCATCAGGTTCCCTGGATTTGAATTCATTTTCTTCTACATCCAATAAGGGAACAGTCTCTCCCACTAAGGAAGCGTACCACTTTTTACTGTCGTCACAATTAACTATCTTTAAAGCTATCATAGCCACCCCATATTGGTTGCGTTGTTGATGATGATCATAAAGCAGGTGAGCATGTGGATTAACCACCAGAAACTTCTTACACCTGCTATCAGATCTGCTTGGCTATCAGTCTCCCCGACCTTTTCGCCCAAAGATTTTGCCCAGATACGCCACCACTTTTTCATACCGAGTCACCTCTTTGATCCAATTGCGTTGAGCTGCTGTTAGAAAGGAGTCAGACACATAGATGGTCACCCCAATTAATACTAAAGCTATTAAAATATTACACATGAATTATTTCCTCTTATCTTTTTTCTTTTCTGAGCCCGAAGGGCTCTTGGATTCTTTAGTCTTACTTCCAAATATATTATCCCAACTTGATGCAAACTTATCTTGGTCTGGGATAGGCCTTGGTCGTGATCCTTTACCTGCCATCTTACTCTCCTGTTAATTGTTTATCAATTAGCGTGGCATACCCTGCGATATCATGCCAGCTATCTGCATAGTTAGGGTCACCATTAAGTATCCTACCTATCTTATGCACTATCATTTCAAGTGATTCCTTTTGAGACCAAGACAGGTTACCCCATCCATCAGTCAGTCTCATCTCTTCCTTCAATCGCTGGGCTATTTCACCCTGGGTTTCAAAGGAACCATACCTTGCACCCCGTATCTCAAGGGTGCTAAGGGTGTTACTTGGAGGAAGGTCAGTGGACAGTTTCATCATCCCCTCCCTCTAAGTCTTGAATGCAATCAAGGATGTAAGCGCAGAGTTGGAAAGCTTTACTCTCTTCATCCACTATGTCCATACCTTCTGATTCAAAACTTACCTTTACATTCTCACCGTCTTCGGTGTCTCGTACTTTAATATGATATGCTGGCATTATGCATGTCCTCCAGTTGTCGGTTCGGATGCCTGTCTCAGTTGTCGGTGCTTAAAAAAAGCATGTACTTCAAACAGGTGTCGGTTGTGCAATAAAAAACAGGGGCATTGAAGCCCCTGGATTAGTGTTCTGATAGTCTGTCTAGTTCTTTCTGTAATTCATCGTCAGTAAGATCCGTGTAGTCAAAGTTTGTATTGACATTTTCAGAACGTTGTAGCTTAGGTTGTTCGTATTCAGCAACAATAGAGGCGAGTCGTGCAGCCTCAACCATATCGTCACCCGATATAGCCTTGATCATAGCTAGCTTCATAACGGTTAATCCCTTAGGGATAGAATCCATCAGGCTATCTGATAAGTTGTTAACTAAACTTAGAACATCCTTCATTTGTTCTTTCATCCTCTCATTCTCTAAGCGTTTCTCAGTTGCCTTAGCAGACATCATAGCCATATGCTCTTTATCATGTCGAGGCTTGAGGTTGGCTAGGGAATTAGGGTGAATCTTTTTCTTTCCTTCATTAATATCTTCTTGAGTATATATCTTTTGGGCTTCTTGCATTATAACCTCCGTTCTAGGTAGTTCCCTATAAGGTACCTTAATGCCTAGAACAAACTGTAATGCTTCTGTATTCCCGTTAGAAGGAAACAAAAGAAACCCTACCTGACCCACACGGGATCAGATAGAGTCTCTTAGGATTGAATCTATACCCCTTTATCGATGTAATCTACCATCATTAAGGCACAGATACCGAGTGCTATAAGAATAACCATGACTTCCTTATTGATTATCTTATTCCTCTTGGGTGATTAGTCTACATACAGAGAAGTTGTAAACTAATTGGTATTAAAACTCTGAGTCATCAGCTTCAGCACCTTCAACATCGAAGTCAACTGAACCAGTATACTCAATTAAGTTTGTGATTTGGATAGCAGTTAGGATAGTGGAGATGCCTTGTCGACCAGCGACATCATACTCTCTACGATATACCTTAACATTACCCACTGAGCCATTACCTATCTTGATATTGGCAGGAATCTTTTGCTTCTTACCATCGACCAGCATCACTGGGTCATTAGCAGATCCATCTTTACGTACAGCTTTACGTTTTAAGTTGATCGCCACACGACTTGGATCATCTTTGACAGGCTTAACTGTTCCATATCCTTCTAACTCGTCAGCTCGATCAGAGGGCACAACGATCTGGCACTCCCATTGGAGGGTACCGAAAGGTTCTGTTGGGTTCTCTGGATCAACCTTAACATAGTTAAGAGTTACGTCACGGATGATTGAAGTTCCAAGAATTGCAGTCATAATATATACCTTATGTATTTGATTTGATTTAATTAGTGGCAACATATAGAGAGGGCTAGTTGCCGTTAGCCCATGAGGACTAGAGCCAGGAACTCCCAGCTCTTACAGGTACTCTATCTCACCAGTCCAAAACATACTAAGTTAAAAGTTCACTTAGTGTTGTACTACGTTTAGTCCAGTCACCACCCTCTACAACAGGGAGACCATGATATCTGTCACCACGTAATGTGTATATCAATGCGTCTCCGAAGTCTGTATCGACCTCTTCTCTATTGTAGAAGTTGTTCTGACTTCCTTGACGAAAGCCTTCGAGTGTGTCTAACTGTTCTAAAGTACTACCACTTACTTCATATACTTCAGTGAGTATAGAAGATTCTCCCTTACGAATTCCAGGGAACCCACCTAACGAGAACATCTCGAAGTCGGGTAACCGTTGTTCACCAAGTAACTTAGAACCCTCAAGGATTCTATGGTTACCTTGTCCTTTCCTTAAAGAACCATAAACTGCTACTTTAATTTTATTCATCTGCCCATTCCTTTAACTGAGTTTCAGATAGTAGACCTACGGATCGACGTACCTCTTCATCCTTGTCATCTAATAAGATTAAGGTAGGTACGCCTCTAATGTTATACTTCTGTGCAAGATCTGGATCCAAGTCGACATCAACATGCTTGACATTATGAGGGAGATCCATCCCCTCCATTGTCTTGCTCAACATCTTACATGGTCCGCACCATCCCGCACTAAATTTTAATATTTCCATTAGATATCCTTAGGCGTTGTGATCATATTCAAGGTGGACTGTGGGTATGTGGAATGGAATGATATCATAATCACCATCATCATCAGCAAACCCAAGTCGACACCAATCACCATCATCATTGATATCTTCTATGTACAAGCGACCACCACCACCAACATGGTAATCCTCAAGATACTTATGGATGCCGATGTTCTCTCCACCACTTTCTTGGTACTCCGCAAACAAAGTATGAAGTCTCATTGATGTTACCACAGGATCTTCACAATGAAGTTCTTGTATATCATCATTAGAATTATAAAGCAAATCCAGTCCAATCTTAAGGCGTAAAGCAGAGGCTGACAGAGGCTGTCCACCAAAGCGTTCACCATGATCTGACCTTCTTAATCTATCGGAGACTATTGCATCCTTCCAATTAGTTGGCCTCTCTCCATTGAAGAGGGCCTTAAAGGACTCAACATATCTAGCTAAGGTTGTCTCACCTGCTAATCCACAGGCAGTATTGACCTCAAGTACAGTTGCTTTCTTCTTCCTTTGATTCCAGATAACATCAACAGCTCCGAAGTCTAATCCCAGAACTGTCACAGCATTTACCGCATGTGATATTACAGATTCATCAGGGTCCACATCACTAATCGTATATACAAAACCGTTATCATGGTTACGTATCTGATAGTTAGAAGGCTTGACACCATACTTGTTAGCCTTACGTTGTACAAGAATAGGTACACCTGACATCACATGAACCCTAAACTCATCACGCTTCTTCATATACTTGGTATACAAAGGGGCTCTTGGGATTGCATTAGAAGGTGGCACATCTTCTTTATACTGCACTAACTCGAGGCCAGCTCCTGAGTGTCCTTGAAGGATATTCCTGACAACAACATCATTACCCTCGGAGTACCATCTCTTTGCTTCATTGACGTCCGTAGTCCAATCAGGAATATTAACAGGGACAAATGAGTCCTCGTTATCCTGTTCGATTGTTTCAAAGAACTTAATCTTATGGGAAGCTAGCTTAACTTGTGAAGGGTGGTTAATAATTTTTACTGAAGGGAGGAGGGACACATCCATAGTGGAGTTGCCCCAATTAACTATAGTTAAATCGTCACGGTCTCTGACCGAAGAGTTTTCAACCCTCATTCGTTTACAGTTTAAGCTAGTGGATAATAGTTTGGAAGATGTACTCCCAGTTTTATAAGGTAGAACTAAATAACTCATTGCAATTGCTCCGGTTCTGGTTCAGTGACTATGACATCACCCTGTTGTAGTAGCTTAGCTATCTCTTTCTCTTTACCTACATTGTTCTCATCGTCTTCAATGATCTCGGTAAGGAAGGGATCATGTAGTATAAGTACATAGTCTTTACCCTTCTGGATACAGCTCTGAAGTAGACCTGTATAGTAGCCAGCTAAATGATCATCAGGGGCAGAGAAACATTTGACTTCTACATTGAAGCCATCAGTTGTTATCCCTGAAAGTTCTCTTGGTTGAGGTATTGTTTTGTTATTTGTAACAATAACACGAGGCTTAGTAGGTAACCCATCGGAATAGAACTCCACTTCATCTCCGACTCTCATACCATAGTCCTTCAACTTATTCATTGGATGACCTGAGGTACCCTTTACATCTTTCTTCCATTTCTGTTCTGCTTTAGATGTACCAGTGTTAACAACTCTCTTAGACTTACTATCATAGTAGCTACCTTGTTGCCAGTTAACGATAGGCTTGGGTACTTTAGGGTGTAGCTTAACCTTATTGTAAGAGGTTGGAACTACGCCAAAGGTTTCAAGGTTAAAGGTTGCTACTACTCCAACAGGTAATTCCTTAAGCTCATACTTAATATCATTACGTGTTAAGATAGCTTCAAGCATATACTTTTCTGATGCGTAGTAGTACACTTCTCGAGTGCTATTCTTAGCAATCCACATAGGTCGTTCTTCATTACGTACAATGTGGAACTCCATAGTGTGATCGTTATACCACGTTAAAGCAAAGGCACCTTTGAGTACACTGATTACTTCTTCAGGGTTTTTAGCTAGACCCATAGCATACGCAATGTTCTCACTATCTACAGTGAAATCTTTATGATCAGGCAATGTAGTCTGATCAATGAGAGTACCGTTGTGAGCTAGCGTTACGTTACCATAAGTAAATGGATGGGCATTCGCATCGTTTACTAAGCCTTGAGTCGCGTATCTATTATGACCCAATAGGAAATCACCTTGAAGGCTACTGGAAATAGCACTGCCTTTCTTAAGTTGTAAGAAGTCTGGGCCACTCAATGCTCTCTTGTATACCTCGACTTCATTCTGGGCGTTGTTTGTGGCAACACCTGTACTATGACTTCCTCGCAATGTATCTACAAATAATAACTGTTGAAATACTTTTGCATCTTGGAAGTTGATATTACCAATTACACCAACTAATCCGCACATAATTTATCCTTTAACTTTAATAATTGTTTTTGACCTGAGTTATTTTCTCGGATCATTGATTGCACTTGCCTCATCCGTGAGTGGAATAATAGCTCTTCAGCTACCCATACACCATGATAAAGTTTCTGTTCAGAGTACAAGACATGCTCTCGGTTACTGTTTACCAGATCACCGAAGACTTCTCTTAGCATAGCCATTGGCCCATCAGTACTTAACATCTTAGGCAGATCAGAGAGATTCTTATCTGGATGATGTACGAAAGCTTTCAAGGCTAGTATATGATTGATCCAGTTACATAACACTGTGGTATTTGATGTACCACTATGCCCTCTGAACTCAATCGCTCCACGTTCGCTTAGCGATAAGAGGTTTATTGCTGAGTACTTAGACCAGACTCTAGAGTTAAGAGCCAGAGGCCCCTCTCTAAATATGTGTACTAGATCTGTGATCTGTTTCTCACCTCGGTATAATGAAAGAGCATAGATACTTTCTTCTCTCTCTTGACCACATAAGCTAAACAGGTAAGGCTCTACCATAGCATATAAGGTTACGAGGTCACACACATTAGACCATAGCATATCCCTTGCATCCATATGAACATGAACAGAAGTTCTTGGACCGAAAGTTCCTTGTCCTTCTAGTCCAGCTTCAAGTTTGTTTAACCTTGAGACTGCACCAGCTCCACCTATAGGTCCATTGAACACATACTCTACTCCATTGTTACGGAGGGAACCATCAGGTATGCAACGCCACCCAGGGATCTTCGGGGCAAGAGGCATGTCTTCTATCTCTACCTCTACACCGATACGAGTACCTGAGATTAATCCACCTAGCCTGGTGGTTTCTGGGTCAGCCGAGTTATGGCTGTAATGAAATTGAATTGTATCCATTTGGGACAACCCTCTCTAACATTGGAATTAAATGGCCTAACATCCCAGGGATTTCTATTCTCCCGTAGTTGTTGACCACACCTACTATACTATCCTTATACATTAACACAGGGTTTTCTATATTATATCTTGAAGTTATAGCAAACTTAGGTGAGATACATCTTGCTATCTTCTCACCGCTTACGACTTGCTCGATTGCTTCTTCAACCTTTGTGTATTGAGGGTAGTATAACTCATCATAATGAACCTTACCAAAGAGGGAACCATACTCAGCACCTGCTTCTCTAAGCTCATTTATTATACGATCATCCATTATCTTTACATCTAGAAGTAAATCCCTTAGGCCCTTCTTCCATTGGCGATGTGCCCTTCTTCGGATAAAGACTGCGTGATCTTCTACGTTGATGAACCCTAAGGTAGGCCATCGATAGTCCACTTCTATTGAAGGATCTTTCAGATCAAGGAGAACCTTATCTCCGTTTAGCTTCTCAACACACACTGCCCACTCATCATCTGACACACAGACATCGAGAACTTTAGCTGGGTAATACCCATCATCATCCCTACTTTTAAACTTTAAGTAGGTGTCTGCGTATGTAGCTGAGAAATCTCGCGCAGTCATGTCACCTACCACGTGGTCTCTACTCATATTTAACCTCCGATGATCGGTGCAATTACCGTATTATAAGTGATGATCAATGCAGATCCCAGAAGAAATCCTTCAAGGAAACTCATTCCATATTTCATGATGCCATCTCCAAGTTGAGCTCATCTATAATAGATTCCGCTTGTTTAAATTTACTGTTGTTGATAACACTACGAACAGTCTTACTGTCAACAGCCTTAAGCATATCAGGTAACCGATGAAGGTTCTGAGTAGCCCATAGTGTACGGTCATAGACCCATGACATTAACTCATTAGAGTTTAACCAGAAGTTACTTAAGGTTCTATACTCTACACCATAGACTTTGTTCCGCATCGAGCCTGCTTTGCCATACATTTTGCGTCTTGCGTTGTCGGTGTCTACTAGTACCGAAGGTAGTCCGACTGCGAAGTCTAGCATCTTGATTAAAGAAAGGTTAGCATGAGGGTGAGGGTTATCATATCCAATATGAACGTGACCACCAGCAGTCCTTAGGGTATTACCTTCAGCCTTAGGTGCAGGCATTACCTTATCAGTCCATGCATTCCATTCAGAACTGCACCCGAACTCTAAAGCATTAGGTCCAAAGTCATGCAGCTCTTGCTCAGTATACCTATAGCTAGGTATCACAGTTATCTGCAAGTCCTTTCCATTCAAGATACCTCTAAGGTCACCCATTACGGAGTTCATGTTATGTATAAACTCCATCTTAGATTTAGCAGGGTTGATGTTGAACTCAGCCAACACGTTATCTTCTTGGACACCTCCATCTTTCACAGGTCTGGGTGATACTTTACTACCACCGACATGACCTATAGCTGATGTGATGTCCCCTTGGGATGTCGCAACGAAGACCTCAGGGTCTGCTCCGACTGTTACATTTTCCAGTTTGGATGTATACAGCATATCATATCTCCACTAAGCTGCCATAAGGATTAAGAGTTGACGTATGTTATCGTCACTAAGTTTGTAGTGCACGTGAGGCATCCGACCTAACTCATGATGCTTGCGTACTCTAGGTGCACTGTAGTCTTCACCGTCCAGAGAAGGACAGATAATATCATTCCAGATTACAGTTTGAATATTACCTGTTGAGTAACCACACCCAGGTTTCTTAGCAAAGAACCTACCTAATGCATTCTTGCATCGCATTGTGAACCTGTTATACTTTCCAGTATGACTCATGTAATTCTGCTGACCGTGATATAAAACTTCATCAGGTGTATCACATAACAATCTGTTAAGTAATAACTTAGCACCTTTAAGGGAGAAGTATTGAGGGAATATAATTGTACTCTCTTGGTCAGAGTATGGATACATACGTTGGATAGCATCACTTGGGTCTTTACTTAAGTTAACATTAGGAGACTGAGGTTTGTTGTTCAAAGCAAATGCTGTTACAAATGCTACATCTGGATCAGCTTGGAACTTATCTATTAGATGTATCCAAGTTCTAACTATACCTGTTTGGAACTGAGGTGTTCTCAGTAGGAAGAGGCAAAGCATTACCCTATCAGCAGGATAGTTGGTGTTAACCTTTATCCCATGTTGGTATCCTTGAGGTGTTGTGTTAGAATCCAAGATCATACCTGAGAAATATGGAAGAGAATTGAGGTAGCTCCACCATCGTTCACACATCTCCCAATTAATATCATCGGGCATTACTATCTTCTCAACGTTACGTCTTGCCCCTTCATCCCATGCGTTCTGAAGGAAGGGAAGGTACTCAATGTTAGCGATCTTAGTGTTATCAAGTCCAGAAGTTGCCCCATTAACTGCGGCAAAGCATGGTCTGCTTACGTATCTTAACACTCGGTAATCGCTTAAGGTTACATTAAAAGAAAGGCTCATGACTAATCATCCTTATGGTAGTGACGGGCTGTTAATACATATAGTATCACAAAGATACCTGCTATTACGAAAGGATCAAACATAATCTGATACCTCAAGGTCTTTAGGATCTACATACACTGGGTTGTTAGATCCATCAGGTGACACGAGTGCTACAACCTTACGACCTAAGATGTTAAACTTACCATTCAACTTGAAGGTTCCATAGGGTAGCGTTCGCTTGCCTAAGTAGATACCATTACGTATCTTATACTCATTATGTTTCCATCCAGTTCTGATCTGAGTTGAACTGATAGACTCATGGTGTTTCTTTACTACACGATTTGCACTTACTCTTATACCGTACTGCATTTGCTTATTCCTATTGGTTAATTAAACTTCGTGACATGCATCGACTTGATCCCAGTCAATCTCTTTTAATATGGTTTGAGACTGAGGTAAGTATAGATGCTTAAGGTTTTCTAAACTACCATCCTTGTAAACTACTACTACTTTATCGATAAACTCTACATCGGGAAACTTCTGCTCCCAAGGTGCTTGTTCCTGCATGTATGCTCTCCATTTATGCGTGTCAAGTTGTCGGTTACAACTAAAAAAGCACGACACCCACGAGGGGTGCCGAGCAAGAGGGGAAGAGGGAAGGACGCACCGAGGTACGCCCTAAGGGTGAGAAGTTAGAACGGATTATCCGCACCAGCAGTAGCTGAAGATTCAATATCGAACTCCAACAAAGCTGATGACAGCCGATCTTGCTTAGACTTCTTAACATCAAAGTCAAGAGCACGAACAGCAACAATACGCACATTGGTACCAGCTTTAAACTTGGAACCATCTTTGCGTTTGCCAGCAGGATAATCACGAAGCTCAAACAATACGTGAGCAACGGCACCATTCTCTAAGTCATCCTCGATGTCGTTACCATCGGTATCTTGGATAGATACAGGTGGTACTTCAACATCCATCGAACCGTACTTAGCGTTGGTGCTGTACCAGTAACCACCATCGTTAGCTTCCTTCAGCCCTAGTTCAGCCAGACCTTCACCACTAAGATGAGCTCCGTACTGTAGACCGAATTTGCCGTTGTAAGCCCTGCGTAATTTGCAGGCTGAGATGGTAACATTTGGTACCGCAACTTCTCTGATTAAAACTTTAGAACTAGACATAACATACTCCACTTGGTATAGACCACTTGGTCAAAGGTTATGGATCTAAAGAAATCAGATACACTCTGAGATCTAAAGATCCCCATTAAAATACTTGATACGGACTGTCCCAGATGGATGTTTTTTCTCTTACACACTCTTTAGAGAAGTCCGTACTGAATAACAAGTATTCTTTTAAGAGCCCGAAGGGCTCCAAGTAATTACAAAAAATAAGGGCTCCCGAAGGAGCCACTTACTTAACTACGATGACGTAACCGTCTACGAAGCTCACGATCACACATTTTAGTGGCACCATGCTTAGGCTTTCTCAGATAGTTTAGATGGCACTGAACTGAGAGGACGATACCGCAGATGATAATAGAACCAAACATCCCGATAAGCATGGCAACACAAAAGAATCCCCAAGGATCATTAAGAACTTCAAACATGATGATCACCTCTGGATTCTGGCTCATCCCCAAAGCCAAAGTGTTTGATAAGGAATGAGTGGTTGAAGATTACTCCATAGATGATCGAAGCTGACACGGCTATGATCATCAAT